TCCTTTATTATATACAGGCTTATCACCCTGATGAAAATACCAACCCGCCGTAATTGCCAGTTGATGTCCCGAACGGAATCCGATTGTTTTAGTAAGCACACCATAGTAGGCACCCCAATATGGAGTTTTTCCTTCAGTCAGAAGATCATCCCCCCCAATCACAACAGCCGGAAAATAACGGCTTTCTTTTAACGGACGAATACGAATCGTATTGGAACGGTCTTGATTGTGATAACCTGTTCTTCCCGTAGCCGTTGTCATTTTGAGTAATGTCATTCGATAAGTAAATTCAATGAAAGAAAACAGTGTCATATCCACGAAATAATTCATTGTAGGAAAACTGAAAACAGAAGGGGTAACTTGCTCGGGTAGGTAGTTTGCTCCTCCTATAAACGTACCGGTTTCCTGCATCTCGGCAGTAGGTATCATTAATTGTCCTGTCGATCCCAAGGAGTATTGTGCACGAACCAAACTGGTCGTCAATATGAAAATCAGAAGTAGAATAATGCCTTTCAATAAAATAAATGGCTTATTCCTGAAAACAGCTTTAGTTTGTTCCATCTCAATTTGTATATTGTTCCCCAATAGCAATTTTCTCAAAGAATTGATTAATCTGCTATTTTTACTATTCATATTTCTGTTACTTCTTAGGTAACAGAACACACACAATCGAAACTAAGCGGAATGAAAATAGAGAAAAACATCGACAAATGTGGTACCAAAGGGCTTTCTGGCTTTAGTGAAAGAGGAAATCCTTTTGAATATAAACAAATTAGCAACAGAGCATGAAGACAATATTATTTCATGTTCGGATATTTTTTTGCCCTATGTTTCAGATAAAACGAAAAAAAATGGAGGATTATTTGTTTGCTATTTCTTTTTTTGTCTATCTTTGCGTCAAATTTAATTCTGTTACCTAA